TACTGTATCAAAGTCGGTAAAGATGAGATTGATGAGACAGAATTATTCAATCCGATAGGCCAGCAAGAGATAAAAATAGTACCAGTAGCAACAGGTTCAAGAGGTTTAACAAGAGTATTAGCTGGAGTTGCATTGATTGGACTAACAGTAGCAACTGGTGGTTTTGGTACGTTTGCTGCTTCTGGAGGAGGTTTTGCTGGTATAAGTTTTGGAGCAGGAACAGCAGGAAGTATTACTCTTGGTTCTAGTTTGGCTGCAGCAGCAGGAAACTTGGGTATTTACTTAGCACTATCAGGAACAGCACAGATGCTCACTCCTGTTCCACAACCTCCTGGAGTTTCAGAAGATCCTCAATCACAGAACTTTTCATTTAGTGGAGTGCAGAACACATCAAGAGCAGGAACAGCAATACCTGTTATTTATGGAGAAATTTTTGCTGGTTCTCTAGTAGTATCAGCAGGAATTGATACAGTACAGATAAAAGGTACAGCATAAATGGGAATTGTTAATCGTTCTGAAGATGATGTAGTAGTAGATTCTTCGCTACCCTCTGATGCCTTATCGAGTAAACAATTTGCAACTATTGTCGATGTTCTTAGCGAAGGTGAAATAGAAGGTTTCCCATCAGCAGCAGCATTTACAAAAGGTACAGCAAATTACAATACGGCAGCATTAAAAGATGTATTTTTAGGAAAAACTCCAGTATTAAGAGCTAGTGCCGACCCAACAAATACACAGCCCACAGATTTTAATTTTCAAGATGTAGAGTTTGAACCCAGATTTGGAACGTCAAATCAAACATTTATTTCTGGTATTGCCAATATTGAATCTGAAACTAATGTCGGATCAAAAGTAGAAAATGGAACTCCTATATCAAGACAAATATCAAACTCTAATATCAATGCTGTTAGAGTCACTATTCGATTTAATGGGTTACAAAAATTTGAAACTAACGGAGATGTTAATGGTGCATCAGTAGATTTAACAATAAAAATTATTCAAAATAATGGAACGACAAGTACTCCAATATCTGACACAGTTACGGGAAGAACTTCATCTGCTTATAACAGAGATTATCGAATTGATCTCCCCTCTGGACTGAACTTTCCTATAACAGTTCAAGTAACTAGAGTAGATGCTGATGCTACTGATCCTAATAGATTAAGAGATGAATTTTTCTTCCAATCTTTTACTGAAATTATTGATGAGCAAAGACCTTATCCTGATATTGCTCATTTAGCTTTAAGGTTTGACTCTGAACAGTTCTCGTCTGTTCCAAGAAGAATGTATAAAGTTCGTGGGGTAAAAATAAAAATACCTCATAACGGAACTGTAGAAGCTGCAACAGGAAGAATAACTTACACAGGAACATTTAATGGAACGCTTACTACGGCTAAAGTTTGGTGTTCAGATCCAGCTTGGATATTATTCGATCTTTTAACAAATGTCAGGTATGGATTAGGAGATCATATTACTGAAGCTCAACTAGATAAATATGCGTTTTATAGTGCTTCTGTTTATTGTTCTGCTTTAGTAGATGATGGTGCAGGAGGACAAGAACCTAGATTTAGTTGTAATACTATTCTTCAAGCAAGGCAAGATGCTTATGAAGTTGTAAATTCTCTTACCTCTGTAATGAGATCAATCAGTTTTTGGACTGCTGGTTCTCTTACGATTTCACAGGATAGACCTACAGATCCTAGTTATTTGTTTAACCTATCAAACGTAACATCAGCAGGATTTGGATATTCTGGTACGAGTCTTAAAACAAGAGCAACTGTAGTTTCCGTGTCATATTTTGATATGGATAACCAAGAATTAGATTTTGAAACTGTAGAAGATTCCTCTGCAAAAGCTAAGTATGGTGTCTTACACAAGAAAATTACAGGATTCGGTTGTAGTTCTAGAGGTCAAGCTGCAAGATTAGGTAGATTTTTGTTATTTGAAGAGCAAAATTCTACTGAAACGATTAATTTTACTACTGGTTTATCAGAGGGAGTTGTTGTAAGACCTGGGCAAGTTATCGAAGTCAGCGATCCAGTAAGGGCAGGATTAAGAAGAGGAGGAAGAATAAAGTCAGCGACAACAACAACTGTCACAGTAGATAATACAGAAGATACGGATTTAGATGCCACAAATAATCCAACACTTAGCGTCATCCTGTCTGATGGATCGGTAGAAACTAAACCTGTTAGTGGTATTTCTGGTGCTGTTATTACAGTATCTTCCGCTTTTTCATCTGCTCCAAATTCAAATAGTGTTTGGATTTTAAGTAACACCACTTTAGAGACTACTCAGTGGAGAGTAGTTAGCGTAACTGAAGATAAGGATAATTATGCAATTATTGGAACGGCCTACAACTCAGGAAAATTTGCATTTATTGAAGATGGATCTCCTCTACCTGTTAGAAATGTAACGATACTAAATGCACTAAAAGATGCTCCTACTGATTTGACTGCTACTCAACAATTTTATGTTGAAAATCAAAAAGCAAAAGTAAAAATTATTCTTGATTATGAAGCTGTTCCAGGTGTTAGCCAATACCGAGTTCAGTATAGAAAAGACAATGGAAACTTTATCAGCACTACTGTTACTGGAACTGACTTTACAATATTTGATGCAAGTGAAGGTACATATGAGTTTAGAGTATTCAGTTTAAATGCAGCACTAGAAGCATCAGCAGAACCAGCTACATTAACTAAAGATTTTGCAGGAAAAACTGCAATTCCAGCAGATATGACAGGGCTTACTGCCGAACCAATAAATAATAAACTGATTCGTTTGAAATGGAGTAGATCAACAGATATTGATGTTACTCATGGTGGACTTGTTTATATAAGACATGATAGTTCTGGAACTGATGGCTCTGGTACGTTTGAAAAAGCTGTTGATTTAGTAGAAGCTGCTCCTGGAAACTCAACTGAAGCAATAGTTCCAGCTATTACTGGAGAATACATCCTCAAGTTTCAAGATGATGGAGGTAGATTTAGTGCAGGAGAAGCTAGTGTTGTTGTTAATATTCCAGAGGTAACAGATGCTTTACTTGTCCAGACTAGAAGAGAAGATTTAGATAGTCCTAAGTTTCAAGGTGCAAAAGTTAATACAGCTTTTGATGCTACAACAAACTCTCTTAACTTAATTGGTGCAGGACAATTTGATGATATTGCTGATCTTGATGCTGTTGGGTCACTAGATGATGTTGGAGGAATATCTCCATCAGGTACTTATGATTTTGCATCTACTTTAGATTTAGGTGCAGTATTTAGTCTTGATTTAGTTAGGCATTTCAAAACAGAAGGTTTTTATCCAGCAGATTTAATTGATTCAAGAACTGCCTTGATAGACCTTTGGACAGACTTTGATGGAACGGATGCTAATGATGTTGATGCTCAGTTATTTGTACGCACCACACAAGATGATCCCTCTGGTTCTCCTACATACAGTGATTTCCAAAACTTCACAAGCGGTACATTCAAAGCAAGAGGATTTCAATTTAGAACAGTTCTTACCAGTAATGATCCAGCACAGGATATTAGAGTATTTCAGCTAGGTTATTCTGCAAAATTTGAAAGAAGAGTAGAGCAAAGTTCTTCTGTTCTTACTTCTAATGCTTTAACCACAGTTCCATTCAGTTCTCCTTTTTTTGTTGGTACGGTTGCTCTTGGTGGTGCTAACAGTAGCCTTCCAGCAGTTAACGTAACTGCTCAAAACTTAGCTTCTGGAGATTATTTTGAGATACATTTTAAAAATTCATCAAATGCTTCTATAAGTAAGCAATTCACATTTACGGCTGTTGGTTTTGGAAAAGGATAGTATAATAAGATCAATGTTACTTTTCTAAATGGCTAGAGTCGATAACACAGGCGGGGCAGGGTATGTCATAGACAATGGAACGGGTGCTGCTGTCCGAACAAAATTAAATCAAATTACTGCTGCTATCAACTCTTTAAATAGCGGTTCTGGCGATCCATCAATAAATTCAGCTTTTCAACCACATATTGATACAGGAAGTTCATTATTCAAGATAAGAAACGCAGCTAATAAC